ACCCTCTCTTTTGTTTCTGGCAATTTGCCTTCTTTGATTTTTTGAAATAGTTTACGTTTTCCTTCAGGAGTTTCTGCCTCAGGAGGCAATCTGAAGATCGGCATTGCTTGGTGGATTCTCCTAAGAATTTTTCTTTTCTCTTCGTAGTTAACGTTATCAACGGGGACTCCTCGATAACGGACAACGTCAAAGATGTAATTTTGCAATAATCCTCTACCAAGTTGTTTCTTTCGACTTTTAAAAACGTTAGCATTGAGAATCCCTCCTAGCTCATGGGCCGGTAATGCCTTACCCGACTTCCCGACAGCAAGGACTTCTCCACGCACAACGGTATTGTCCAAGTCTGATGGCGGCTTGGTATAACGCATTCCCTCCACTCTATCGGTATGTTGAATAGGCAAAGGAGATTTCTGCGAGGGCCTGTAACTGAATACTCTAACAGGCTGATTTTTCTTCAGAAGGTATGTAACATGAGCGCCATCGAGTTTCGCCTGCATAATGCTCGGAGAATCGAAGTCTACCTCATGTGGCTTAATCTCTCTATACTTGGGTTTAGATTGAGGAATATCCATTTTCTTTGTAGGGGTCTTGTTAAGCAGCAACCATTTGTTACCCATCGTCCTGATAAGAGAGAACTCTTCTGTACTCTTGCCTGGATAGGCATTAAAAGTAACTTTGTCTGGAGAAGACGATACTATTTCCACCTCTTCTCTACGATGTTTCTTAACTATTCCAGCGCCATAAGTTCCGCTAGGGATTCTACCGGTGAACTGAAAATAAGCCAGAGTGTGATCAGGCTGCTGCACTGCAAGAACTTTTTCTCCAGGGTTGGGCCATCTTCGAAGAGCCCAACTATGCCCGATGCCGGTATCCGGATTACCGAGACGTAAATCAAAGTGTTTTCCTGCTCGTTCTGCATGATGCTCCTGCACTACTAATGGCCATTCTTTGGCCGTAGCCTTTGGAAGATCAGTCATCTTGGCCTTCGCAGGAAGGCCAGGAGCAAAATCAGGCATGGTTCTTCTTAACTTCTTTCTTCGGAGCCTTTTTGACTGTTTCTCTCTTCTTTTGGTAAGTCAACGCTATCTGTTTGAATTGTCTGATGAAAGCAGCCTTCTTGGCCGCTATGTCATAGATCTTCTCGTCTACAGACATGGAATCATCCGCAGGGACAGCCACGTATCTTTTCACATTAACTACACGTTTTTCCTGTGGGAGATAGGATAGCCCTCCTCGACGGATGCCCCTTCCTTCTGTCTGAGTAATACGTTCAGGGTTATAGTTCCCATCCATCATCTGAACCATAGTAGTATTGGGAAGGTTAAGACCTTCACTTCCGGCTCCAGAGATAAGCATGACTTTAACTTTGCCTGCATTGTAATCCGATACGGCCTTGTCTCTCGCCGTCTTCGGATCTTCCCCTGTAAATCTAGCATAGGGAATCTTTGCTTTCTGCAGAGCCGCTTCCAGAACATTCGTTCCTTCATCGATGAAATTAGAGTACATTAGGATCTGTCCCTTAGGATTCTTCTTTAGTTCCTTAGTTGCATCGACCATCATAGAGATCACTTTTGGAGTTTGTTCTACATTGATCGTAGCTGCTGGATACCCAATATTATTTGATAATTGTCTAGCCGCCATCGTCTTGTTCACTATTTTCTGTAGAATGGTTTCCGGAACCATCTCGGCATTCTCGAGTATCTTCTTTTCCACGGCAGTTAATTTCTTGTCCAGAATAGCCTTGTACAAATTGGTCTGTTCAGGACTCATCGGCACTTTGACCACGTCGACTTTCTTCCTTGGCAGATCTTTCATCTTGGGTTCTGCAAAGTGATAGGAAGCACCGATGAAACGACCCAACTCAGGCTTGTTCTGGAATCCAACTACTGGACCATGCTTTTCATGACCAAACAAGCCGAAGAACCAATCTCCTATTCCATCAGCTTGCCGCTCGTAAAATTCCTTCTGGAATTGAGCAGGAGTTATTTTCTTCTTGGAAATAGCATTGATCAAGGAAACTGCCTCAAACGGATCATTCATGGCAGGAGAAGCTGTCAATCCAATGAAGTTCTTAATGTCTGGCCTAATCGACGAAATGGTCTTAGAGAGCTGGGTTTGCGGATCCTTCATCCTATGCATCTCGTCAGCTATTAGAGTATCGGCTCCAGTGGCCTTTAGATAAGCCTTAGGATCCTGTTTAAACATATCGTAACTGACGACATAGAAGTCTTTGTCTCCCATCTTGGCAACGTCCATGTCAGGATGAGATGCAATCTCGTCTCTCGTACCAATAATCCCCACTGTAGCATTAGTGAATTTCTTCACACCTTGTTCAGCGAAATTGGTACGCAGACCGGCAGGTACTATCACTAGAGCCTTTCCGGCTTTGCCTTTAGCCCTCAGATTAAGCGCAGCCATAATAGAAGCAGCTGTCTTTCCTGTGCCTACTCCATGGGCAGCGATTCCAACTCCTTGATTCTTTTCGATAAAGCTCATAAATTGCTTCTGAATATCCGTAGGCTTAAATCCTGCCTTCAGAGTTGGCATCCTCTGAGGCTTAGTTGGTAAAGACGCCGAAGCTGCAACTATAGGCTTCGGCGTTGCACCCGCCACGCCAGGCAACTGAGCCACGCTCGGGGGGAGTGGAGCTTGCTGCACTGGGTCTACGATTCGCACAGGTGGCGGCATGCCTGAAGGCAATCTAGTCGCTACAGAGACTGCAGCGAACTTACGTAGGTTCATGACTTTGACTCCGTTAGATGCTTCCAGAAGGTTGTCATTCGACACTCCTCCCTAGCTTTTTATGAACAGCTAAACCTAACAGTACCGCAACTATAGACCCCAATCCAGTTAAGGACCCTCTGTCCTGATGGAAAGCCTGTTGGTAACTCCTAATCGCCTGTTCTCTCTTTTCGTTCTTATTCTTGCTTTCGGGAACGTGCTTCCAAGCTGCCTGCTCCATTTTAATTACTTCACGTTCATATTTGGGTTTCCAAAACATTCTAGACAAACCCGAAACTACTGAATCAGTATGGTAATAAGGATCCTTCTTTCCGAGTTTAATTCTTTTGGCAGCAAAGTCTCGAAGGTGTCCAATTTCGTGAGCGATAACTTCTAATGGCACTTTTCTAGGAAGAACGACAATAATTTCTTTCTTTCCCATAAGAACCATAGCGTTATCATTATTGCGAAGCATAGATTTAGCTTCGCCGCGATTTATCCAATCGTGTCCAAATATCCGATTCGCATCTTTAATGTTCCTAACGATGGTTATCTTTCCAAGTCCTCTGGCGAGCTTTCTAACAACCGTGGACGGAACAGGTCTCCCCTTCATTATTTTGTGAATATCGTAGTGGTAACCTAAAGAACGCATAGTATCATAAAGACTGACCGTTCCTAAAGCGGCAGCTGGCACAAAAGGCAAGTAAGGTTTTATCTTACCAAACACATTTAGTTTAGCCACATTTAAATTCCTCTATAATTTCAGGAATGTCCTGATCCTCGAGAGACATCCCTATGATACCTTCAGATTCAACAGTTTCCTCGGAAGCTTTCTTTTCTCTTCCCATCATGACCCCGTAAGCATAGGCCGCTACTGGGGCACTCTGAATATCTGTTTTCCACCCCTGAGATGCCCCTTGAGTTAGAGTCTTGGAAAGTTGCTGATAGTTAAGCCTGGTTAGCCAATCATTGCTGATCAAAGGATAGGTGTTTACTCCTTTCAGCTTAGGCTCAAACTTAATCTGATCGTCTTCGGTCTTCCCCTTATTGAACTTGTAAATGGCCGACAAAGTAGTCATGTCTCCAGGCATATGAAGAGACGATCCTGCCTCTATTACTTGAGCGGTATTGACTAGCGGCCTAATAGCTGTTTCAAAGATCTTGTTTTTAATCTTAATCCCTTGAGCATCGAATTCACGCTTAATCTCACTGACTAGATAATCGCGAGTAGCCTCAATACCTTTCAGAGGCAAAAGCTCCTGTGGCTTGATTACTCCATCGCTAATCGAATCACCTTTCTTAACCGTTTGGCCAGCTTTTACAGTTGGCGTTCTCCCTGGGTCTACAAAGTGGTCGCGACCATCTATGACTACTTCGTAACCACCAGCAGGCGACTTTTGGATGCGATCAACCTTACCGTCTATGTCTGCAAGAGTGGCTTTGTCTCGAACAGTCTCGTGCATCTCCAGCAACTCTTTGACCCGCTGGAAACCACCGATGGTACTCTTAGTCTTCCCGCTTTCAGCAACGCTGCCTGTATGGAATGTCCTCATGGTCATTTGGGCCATGGGTTCAGTAATGGTCTGAGCTGCCAAGACTCCCACGTTACGTCCCACTTCGATCTTCTTGCCGTGTTCGTCTAACCCGTAGCACATCTGGCAAACGCCCTCTGGAGCTTCACAGGTAGACGGACTACGAACCATTACCGTGCTTACTTTGCCCCGTAACTTAGTTAGTACGGCAGCGGTAATCAAGTCGTTCCGATCCGCAATCCTTCCCACTCCCTTAGCCAAATATCTATCCAGCGTATTATCATCATTCACGCTGACGGGGATCCCCTTCATAGTCCCACAATCTGGGATGGAGACTCTTTCTTGAATGGTAGCTGACACCAGTTCCTTGCTGAACGCTCCAGGTTTGGATGTCATCAAAGCTCTGTCGATGATCCCTTTTCTAGCGCCAGGCATGGTTGCTAGGTAATCCGCGATTCCCAATCCTTCAGAGAAGGATCTCTTGATTGGCACAGGAATGACCTGATCGTTCATGTCCTTAACCAGAACTGGGGCTGCTAAGATTTGACGAAGCTGAGCCATGTTGCCCCTGGCACCAGACGCTACCATCTGATAGAAGGGGTTTTTGCTCTTAGTAAGAGAGATCTTTAGACTGTCGTCGAGCTTTCGGGCGGCTTCGGCGTAGGCTGCTCCGATTCCGCTTTTACGGGATTTTCTTTCCGCTTCGGCAAAAATTTTGTCACGAGACTTCGTATCCACTTCCAGATCTTCGAGGCCGACACTGAAACCAGACTTGTAAGCGTACTCATTTCCCACATCCTTCAGTTTGCTGACTACATCAGCGAACACTTGCGGCTTGGTCTTCGCAAGGTTGTTCAGCAATGTAGCCAAGTTCTTCTTAGACGCCACTAGCGTGTTATCTCGGTATTCCGCCGGAAGCACGCCATTGATGACAGCCAGGCCAAGCGTCATCTTTTTTCCACCGATCATCACCTTGTCGGACAGATCGTACTTATGAGCACTAAAAGCTTTCATGGCTTCGGTTAATGTCCTGAATTTTGCATTGGTTTCCTTGCCTCCATAAGTCATCAAATATAATCCTAGAACCGCTTCTTGAGATGGCAGATTCATTAGTGTACCATCTTTAGGAGAAAAGAGATTTGCGCTAGGAAGCATCTTGAACGTTTCTCTCCGCGCTTCTTCTCCAATTGGAACGTGAATAGAAGCTGTATCCCCATCGAAATCCATATTGTATCCCTGAATCACCAATGGGTTAGTTTTAATAGCTTTGCCCGATGTGATCTGAGGCATGAGAGCCATGATTGAAAACTTATGTAGTGTCGGCGCTCTATTCATCATTACAGGCCGATCCTGCATGACTACTTCAAGCGCCTTCTTGGCAAGTTCATCTTTCTGTTGTAAGTGCTCCTTGGCTTGCAGTGGCGTATATCCCATCTGCACAATCTCTCGAATGATGAAAGGCTCGTACAGTTTCCAAGCCATCGCTTCCGGCAAAGCAATGTCATCTAGGCCTAATCCTGGTTCTGGAATTACTGTAGACCTTCCGCTCATCTCCTGACGTCGTCCCATGATGGCAGACTGGAAATATCCTGTCTTCGGAGTATCCCCAGCTATCTGTTCGATGAATCCTTTGCGTTGTCTCCCACTCAGAGAGGTGCCTAATCCTACGATGCCTTTAAGGCCATCGTAAAGGTCTCTCCTAAGATTAATCTTCATGTCCTCAGGAAGTTTGGCTTCTCTGAGTTGGTTGTTCACTAGGATGGTATCTCTATAGAGCTCATTGACCTGGCTGATACCCAAATTTCCATTGGGCAGAGCATAAACAGGACGGAAGGAAGCAGGGATAACAGGGAAGTTATCAAGAACATAAACTGTTGGATTCAGATCTTTTTCCTTAAGAGCCGATAGATATCTTAGTTTACGATTGATCTTCTCCAAGTCAGAACCACGCAGAGCTGGTGCTCTTGCCTTTAGAGTCTGCAGGTCTTTTTCTACGTTAATCTTGGACAATAAGATTCGGATTGCCTCTCCACCTGTTATAGCGTTTTTTGCACCTTGTTCTACTGGATCGCCAGTCTTCAAGATCCATTTCCGACCATCCACATATTCACGATATTCAGCTTCGGTGATTCCAAGAAGTTCGCGAATAGCCATTTCGAAGATCGGATTAGGAACTGGCTCAGCAAGCTTTACGTGATTCCAGTATTTGCCTTGTAACCCACCAGTTACGGCTGGATCAAAGATGCCGTCCTTCTCGGGACGTAGATCCTTAGCTCTAACAGCTAATGCGTCTTTAATCTCTCCATTGGACATTTCGAGGATCTGTTTATTGGTCATAGGTGCCAGTTGCAATTTGTTGCCCTCTTTGACAACATCGACACCCATGCCTTTTATCATAGCTTCAAGTTTTTGGAAGGAGAAAGGAACTTGAGGAGCAGGTAATGGATTCCCTGTATGAAGGAAACGCCAGAATTCATCGTTCCTTTGGCTCTTCACTGTAGCCATCTCACGCAAGTTTTCTTTAGCTCCGTGCGCAAGCATGGCGGCGAATTCCATTTTACCAATGGTTTGTCCACCCGAACCACCACCACCATGAGGTTGCAGATCCATGGTATACCCACCTGTGGATCTAGCTGAGAACTTCTTCCTTGTAGGATGGTCAAGTTTCATAATGTATTGCTTGCCAACTAATACTCCAGGAATCGTCTTGTTCATAGAGGGATCGACGAGATCTTCCTTGTCAGAAATGCCCGCATCTTTAAGTTCTTTACGTAACTTCTCTGTATAATTCTCTCCAGAGAAGTTATCCATCATATAGATTTTTCCAGTCTTGTCTGCTAGTTTACCAGCAGCTGTCTCTAAAATCTGTCCAAGGTTAATTCTTCCAATCACTCCATTAGGATTGAGAAGAATCTCAACTGTAGTTCCATCCTTCGTTTTAGGCATTTCTGCATCAGGAATGATTCTGGTAACAACACCCTTTGCCGCGTGCCTCGAGGAAAGTTTATCGCCTACTTTAGCTGTTTCTTCGGTAGTTAAATAGACCGTTACTTTCTTTGGCTGCTTTACAACATCCGATACGATAGCTTCGTCATCGTCAGTCCATGTGACTGCCGAATTACGATATGGCTGTACAAAAGCTCGGTGTAGTTTACGAAGCATTTCGGATTCTGGACCCATACTTTCTTGTTTCAGAGCCGCTATTAAGACATCTCCAAATTTTACCTTCTGACCAATTTTGATTACACCTTCATCATCGAGTTTTTTGCTGGCTTCAACATCTAGAATGTTCGGATAATACGAGTTAAATTTCTTGAGGTTAAGAACTGTACTTGTATCTACATCCACCGATTCTTGGTGCATATGCAGACTGGTTAATTTCTTAGAAGCGCCCTCAGAAATCACAATGCCGTCTTCGAAATTGTATCCTTTGTAGGGGACATAAGCAGTGGTAAGATTAGTCCCTAAAGCTAGAGTGCCATTCTTTGTATAATTGCTATCAGCAATTAACTGTCCTTTCTTAACTTTCTCTCCAACACTTACTGTTGGTTCGGAGTCCATGTACACCTGACTGTTCAATGGGAACTTACTATAGATAGGAGAAGAGTGAACTTTACCATGATTATCACGTAGACGGATCTCAGTGGGCGTGACTTTTGTCACGGTTCCTGTTTCAAGAGCTACACTACTAAAAGCTTCTCCTAGAATCTTAGGATAAGTAACTCCCTTAGCTAAATGAGGTTGGACCAAAGGTATTTCCCTGTACTTTAATGGCAGAGCTTGTTCTAACATCTTAGAGGCCATCATGGCTCTATTGCCTTGATCCGTAGGCAAAAATGGAACCATATTGGTACTCACGTCGAAGAACATCTTCGCTGAAGGGAAGACATAGTCTACATCATTCTTCCCGACTTCAACAAAGGACCCGTTCTGGATGGCTTTAATCTTGACTGCTTTCGCTACAAATTTATTGCCCTTTAATTCATATTGATCCCTAAAGGCCACAGTTAATTTAACCATGTCTGAAGGCGTAAGATCTTTGTATTGCATAGTTTTCGGATCGATCAATTTGATTACTAAGTCATTACCGACTTTAGCCGCGCTAGCTAAATGCAAAGTAGTTCCTACGCGTTCTGCCTCAGGAGTGTGAACAGGATCTAGAAAGCCAAAAGATGTAGGATTAACCGCTCGAGCTTCCATCGTAATCGAGTGCACCGATGGAATACCGCCAGGACCCAGAGTGGTCGTCTTATTGGTTTCGCCAATGATGCTAAGAGGATTGGTCTGCGGAGTAACCTGAGCCAATCCGCTGAACTCATCAGAACCCGTAAAGAAGGTCTCGATAGGACCTCCAAAAGTATCAGGGCTGACTATGTACTTTATCTTGTCTCTACGGTCAATATTTCTATCTATGGATCTAGCTATTGATAGAGATGTCTTTTGAACGCGTTCTGGGAGTAGATCTTCCACTGCATGAATGGTCTTAAATTCCAGGGCGTCTCGATCGTCCGTCTTCTGTTCTCCACGACTTACTCCTAAGACCTTTTTCGTGGTAGCAAGTAAAAGGTTGGCATCTACCTTGGAGAACTCTTTCCCAAGAGTTTTAATTGTAGTCTCGGGGGATATGGATGTCTTGGAGAAATAAGTGGTTAGATTAGCCAAGGCTTCTGCTGAGTCAGAAGCTGGTTTCCCTATGAAAGCCTTATGGGCTTTAAGTATCTCAGCGTCATAATCAGACTTCTTGGAATTCTGATCTGTGAGTTCTTTTCCCCAAACAGCCTCGATATCTGCCTTGTTTATCCCCATCCCTAGAAGCAGAGGATAAAGTTTTACATTGCTGGTCCCGATCTTCGCCGTAAACATCCCTGTTTTGGGATCCAACATCACATTGAAGTTCTTGCCTTGAGACAGGTTAACCCAACTGTCGAGTACCCCGTTATTCTGAATGATGGTGTAAACGCCAGGCTTTAGACGTAACATGTTGGAAACCTGGTATTCGTTCCCATTTACAATAAATGATCCACGCGATGTCATTCTCGGAATCAACGCCAAACGAACTTTGTCTTCTCGATCTATCACTTTATTAGTGGCGTTGTCTACGAGTTCTATTTCAGCAAAGACAGGGATTGACCAGGTTCTTTCTCTGAACTTGGCTTCCTTCTGAGCTTCATAATCCTCTGGACTAAGCTTATCCTCTGCCCATATCTTCTTTAATCGGATACTATGGATCTTTCCTTGTCTTGGGAATAGGGACTTCATTGAAGTGACGATTCGATCCTTCGTCTGATCGAATTGTTTGCCAAAATCAAACATTAGCGTCCCCCGAAGGCGAAGCTTCCACCCTGCTATTATAGCCATCTCCTTGGGATGAGTCAAGATAGAACCTGATATAAGATTAATGTAAGGCAGAATTAACCCCTCTTGAAAGGAGAGCCTAATGAACTGCCAATTCCCTGGATGTGCTGCAAAGGCCAGTTATGAGATCCTATGTGGCCCCACCCATGAAGAGGTAACCCTAGTATGCGTTAGCCACCTAGCTGCCCAATACTGCTCGAATATCGAGAAACACTCCAATTGCAGGTTCCTGCCTATAGGAGCTGATAGGACCCCTAGGCCAGATCCCCATACTCCTACCCCCTCCCAAATAGTGCCTATTTCAGCCCCCCCAGAGGGGGCTGGTTGTGGGGGCTGCAGGGGGTGTAAATAGACCGGTTTTCAGGTATAAGGGTTATAGTGGAAAGCAATAGGTTGTCGATACAGCCTAGGCTTCCATGGACGGCCCCTGCCCAGGGGCCAAGCAAGGAGGACGTAAGATGAGGACCATCTGGGTCGTGGCGATCGCTCTGGCTTCGGCTGTTGTCGTTGGCACTGCCGCCTTCATCTACGGCAAGAAGCAGGGTGAGAGCAAGAAGTAACCCATCCAGCCAGGTGAACCTGGCGGAGGACCGTATCGCGCTTCAGGCGTCCTGAGCGCGATCACGGTTCTCTTTTTTGTTAGCAAATCAGGATGCATCTTGGGGGAATGCTTGGAAGGCGTGTACGTCCTGGCGAGAATCCTCGTTCTTCTCGCCTGTCTCTAATCAAGTTCACGAACAATTCATTTTCGGTGGTGGGGGAAGAAAGGATTTTCGTGGACGCGATAGGGACGTCGTTGCAGAACATTCTGGAGGCGGCAGGGTGGACTCCCGAAAAAGTTCGATCCCTTCCAGCTTCTGGACAATTATCGAGGCAGTCGGCTCAGCCGACCCTGGGTTTGAAAATCACGCAGCAAACTCCAAAGACGAAATCCAAGTCCTTCTTGCGCGTTGGCAAAGATGGACACCTGGTGGTCATGTGCGGACGAATCTCGAGTTCGGTCTTCACAAGGAGTGGGATGGGCAGAACGTGGCTCCCGAAATAATAATCGGTTGAGTTGCGTTCGAAGAAAAGCGGGACCAGGTCCTCCGGTCCCCTTTTCTTTAGCTATGAATTTTCAACGCTTCTAAAAAATACCTGGCTCCAGAGATCGTTATCCAGTTGCCCTAATTTATAGGCTGTAAAGTTCTGAGTAAATAATTCGTGTTCGTCATCCCAACTTCGGGCTGATTTGGCGAATCCTTTTCTAACTAGAGGAGCATACTCTTTAACCACTCTATTCTGGGCTTTTGGCCATAGAGCTTCGGCCTCCTCGCTATAGATAATCTCGAGAGGATCTTCATCTGCCAGCGTCTTGGGATGAATCAATAAGGTTCCGTTCTTCCGTTCATAATCAGATTTGATCATCGTATCGAACTTAACCTTAAAGGGCAGCTTGGATCTTCCTAAAACTTCTTGCAAAAGTCCTGCGTATTCTATAGGCACGTCTATCGCTTCATTCCCTCCTACTTTTATGTCTAATGTTAATGGCATCTTTTCTTTATGAGGTGCATACGTAGATATGTTTATGATAGGGATAAATGTACATCTGCAAGCAGGATGCGTATCCCATGATTGGGGATTGGGGAGGGCAATCAAGTCCACCACTGCATATTCTTTGCCATTAATTCCTTTGCAGACAGGACACGTTTTTCTGTCTTCAACCGCCATTCTTTTTACGTGTTCAATTCCATCCTTGTGCCACTGAAGCAGAGCTCCTTTAGCATAGACATTCATGATTACCGTTCTAGCTGTATTCTTTGCCAATTCATATCCCAACTTAGGAGTAAGTTTGTCCACCGGAGGACCAGATCCTTCTTCCAGAGCTTTATGGATGTCGTCTAGAATGGATTGCGATGGCTTTACATCTAGACCAGCAAGAAGCTTATTGATATCATCATGAAAATCATAGGGTGGGACCCAACCTAGTTTTTCCATGGGAAAGAAACTACGAGCATAGTCTGAACCAGTCTTGTAGACAGTCAGTCCTATCCCCTTGAGAATCTTCTCGAGTTCAGGTTTGACATGAGCGGCAGGGAACTTGATAAGTTTCTTATAGAAGGCCTTTAAGCCAACGTCTGCTTCTTCAATGGCCAGTTTTAAATTAGTCGGGTGAACCTGGCTCACCAGAAACTTCTGCATCTTCCTTCTCCAGCTCTTCTTTTTTAGTTTTGCTAGGCATGTATTTTCCTGGATCAAAGAGTTCAATGTTCATGTCTTCGAACCAAACTGCAACGAAGAGTTCTTCAAAGGAATTATAGACCTGTTCTTTAATCACCTTGCAAAGCGGATCATCCAATAGGGCTTCGTAAGCGATATTGCCCTGTGGTCCTATGCGGAACTTAAGGCAACGCTTACGACCTATCATTCTCATACAAGAGCAGGCTTTCTACGAGGAGGCTTCTGCTCTGGCAGAGGTTTCATGTTTGTTACGCCCTTCTGGGCTTGAGCTATATACTGCTTAACCGCAGCCGCCAACTCAGGCATCTGTCCTCCACTTTGTTCCATCTGCGCAATTAATGACTGTTGTTGTTCAGGTGGCATACCCATGATTTGCTTCGCATACGTTTCGACCATCTGCGGGATCGTCATCTGTTGCGGGCTCATTTGGTCCGCTTCTGCCTGTCCTGGAGGACCTCCAGAAGGCTTTGCTTTCTGAGCAGGTTTCCCTTTGGCTCCAGGTTGTTGTGGAGGCATTCCGTCTCCACCGCCAGGTTGGCCAGGTTGTCCCATCGAAGGCATAACACCAGCTTCTTGTCCCTGATTCATGATGCTTTGAGATTGAATCTGAGCCAAAGCCTGATACTTTGCCTGAATCAACATCATCTGACCTTGGATTTCGGCATTCTGGATTTGAGTAATTCCCATGAGTTGGTTCTTAAGTTCCATCTCCTTCTTGATCTCTTCTTGCTCTTCGCGGAAGTTTAAGTTGTTCTCCGCAAGAACAGTAGAAGCAGAGACATTGCCAGCCTGCTGCATGGACATGACCAACTGCTTGTATTGCATGTCATCAGCCATCTTGAAGTTAGCCTGGCGACAACGAATCTTAGGTATCTTGAAATAGCGACTCATCCTGGTAGTCAACCACTCTAGGAACTCATCATGGAACTTAATGATAGTCAGGAAATGATTTTCGAGAATGCGCAGAGTAATCGAACTGCCTGTCCAGTTCAATCCACCCATAATGAACTCTAACGGCACTCCTAAACCACCAGCGATCTGTTGCTCAACCAGTTTAAGTTCAGGCGTAATCGTGAGCGCCTTAGCGTCTCCACCTATGTTCTCTACTCCTAACGGGATTGGCATGATCGAGATATAATTGGGATCCTGCCGCCATTTCTTTATTTCCTCTTCGATCTTCTGTCTCCAAGTTCCTAAATTAACACTTACATATGGAGTTGCGTCAGCATTCTGCGAAGGGAACAGAACTCTTAGGGGGACAATATGCTCTAAGGCTACCGCTTCTTGTCCCTTGCGAAGGATCTGCGCGTAGTAGGCATCCTTAATTACAGGTAGAATGACGGGCATTCCCCAACCCATATCCGCATCTGAGAGACAGGCACGACGAAAATGGAAGAGATTGGAACGCTCGAGAACAATGTCTTTGTTGTCTCGTACGGCTTCAACGAATAGCCAAGGAACCGTCTCGAGATAGTCAGGTTTCCCTAACATGATACACTTACGATCCTTGCCAATGATATGGTAGATGTATGTGGACTTGCCTGTTAAAGCATTGTAGTCGATGTCGATGTTAATAGGATTCCAACGACAGATTGAGATTTGACTGCGATTGCGAATTGGCACATCAACAACTTTGAAGGCGACTTGTTCGGCTTTGCATTGCGGACAATCGCCTAGGAAGTTGAAATTCTTCCACTTCCACTTCATCTTAGCAATGACTGTCTTTTTCTTGCACTTAGGACATTCCAAATTTCTAATAAATGGATAGGAGATAGAAATGAATGCATTCCCGTAAACGTAATAATCCAGATTGATCTCTATCTGCAACCTCTGGATATGAAGGTTATCCTCCATCAATCGCCGCCATAATTCCTTGGTCTTATCATTGACGTCATCGCCATCCCTAGACTTCTCATAAAGAATACTTGTGATCGGATACTCAGCAAGTTTGTAGATGATAGGACTGATGGTTGAATTAGAGTAGTAGAAGTACTTTGTATATTGGAATAAGAGTTTTACAGTAGGCGGTATATAAGTCGATGCAATGTCAAAAAAAGGATTGGGATACCTAAAGGAAGATCCGACATAAGCCTCTGCACTTACCGAGCCAACTGGCATCTCTCACCACCGTTTCTGATGCTTCAGAACGATCTGCTCTGATTCGCCCTGAAGCGCTTTAAGGTAATGGCGCACGCTGTTTAGCCTGGCCAGCTGAATGCCGAGTTCGTCTTCTTTGACTGCAAAAGTCAGATCTTTGGAAGCCAGCAACCAGGCATCACGAATGATCCTTTCCTGTTTTCCCAGTTCTCCTTGCGCAAAGGATAACTGATCAGGATATAGAATCAAGCCATGGTTCAAGCAGTTAGCGCGAACATAAAGAGTGACTTCATCTGAGAAATTCTCGACTCGGATCTTATCGGCTTCCGAAAGAGCCCAAGCCATCTCTCCAGGAGAACACTCTTCGGCCATTCCAAAATGTGGGATAAGATGATTGAAGGCTTTTACTACGGGGGCAAAGACCTGCCAATCATGCCAAAAATCATCGGTCAGAAGGAGAAGCTTAGCGGCCTGGAGCTTTTCCCAGTTAACAGGATGAATCTCGGTTACAAAATCTCTCTGAACTGTTTGGCGTAATGTTTCGGGAGACCACTCCAGCCAATCCTTGTTGTATTTCTCCGATACGATATCAGCTAGCACTGACGGGGCCAGTTTCTCGCTGATAAAACGCAGATCGCCCGTGTAGGCAACCTTTTCGATTTGTTGCTCGTCGGCAATCCCCAAATCAGACATCAGGCCTCCCCATAGCCTTAAGTAGATTCCTTGGGAATCAAAGTCTTCTTGGCCAAAAGATAATTAGCAGCTGAGATTAATATAGTTGGATTATCTTTTAGAAACCCTATTCCTCTATTGCACCGATCACATAGAAGCCCTCTGATTTGGCCGGTTTCATGATCGTGATCAACACTGAATTTTCTAGTACATTCCTCTGATGGAACTCCACAAATGGCGCACTTGCCATTCTGAGAAACAAGCAATTTTGAGTATTCTAAAACTGAAATGTTGTACGCAAACTTTATATTGCTTGCCCAAAGCCTCTCTTTGTTTTTATCTCTCCACCTTTTGTCGGAAGCTTTCCAACTGGCACTATTTTTCTTTCTACTCGCCTTCAACGCTATTAGCATGCACGGTTTGCAATACCCCTGCAACCCATCCTTTCGCGCTTTGTTTTTTCCAAAATACGCAATGATTTTTTCTAAACCGCACTTAGGACATCTCTTAATTAGAGACTCTGGCATTTTTCATATCCCCTCAGCTAATGACATAATGATAGTCTGCTCAGGACGGGGAAGAGACTGCAGAATTTCCATTGGAGCCGACGCAAATTCTCGGCAGAAGTCCTCCCCAAAGTTTTTGCTCAAAATATCGCTGTTAGCTAGTTTCTGTAGTTTGACTGCATCTACTAATTTGCCGCCAATCTTGATAGTGCTAGCCACTTTGACGCTTTCAAAAGTAGAGCGGAAAGGATCGCGCACTCCCCTGGCTCCAATATCCCAATGCCGATCTAGACCATTAGTCTTATCAAACTTCTCGAGAGCTTCTGCAAATTCAACAGGAGCAAAACTAGCTCTCTTTTCAATTAGATGTTTAAGGGCCTTACAAGCTTGCCCATCTCCTACGAGAAGAGCAGCCCTTTCGTGATAGGCAGATTCCACCAGATTGCCGTATTTGGTACCTGCATATTTCCGTAATTGAGAAGCAGCAGGGATCTCAACTTTGAGTTCGCCTGCTCTTTGAGCAACGGCAACAGCAAATGAATGCCGATCCTTAGGTTCCAGCAATTGCGCATTCTCATCGAAATAGGACATAGCAGTTTTTACTTGCATTGAAGTATCTATCGGATATGATGTTCTAAGCGCTAAATGTTGGGGTTTAGATTCTTGAACGTCTTCTGTGCATTTCATGACATTCACAACATTACTGGAGATTTCACCGCCAGCATGTTTTTCTAGAACTTTTGGGGGAGTGAGTTTGAATCGCTCAGAAGCTTTCTTAAGAAAGAAAGCAGCTACAGACCGGCCTTCTGGAGGCAACTTTGTTGCGGTTTTTTCAAAGTACAGATTGCTGATTGCTGTTGAATCAGCATCGTGAATGGGAAATTTCCTAATCGATCTAGCCGTTTTAGTTAGCAACACTAATGCAAACTGATCATTGGGCAGTTTCATCACTTGGTCTACTGGGGCCAACTTCAAGGAACCTACTTTAGATAGGTTCTCCTTAAGATGGTCCATCTTCAGGTCGTCGTAAACATCGATGACCTTACCAGCTAGTCTGTACATGATGAGCCTTCCTTTCAGCTCTTTCTTACTATGATTATATCTGATCCATAAGCGTAGTCAAGCCAAATAGGTGCGTACATGTTTAATTTTGTTGGGTATAAGGAAATCGTTAGGTAGTCAGGATTACTTTTAGGCTTAGGAAAGGAGATGTACCATGGCGGATGAAACCAAACCCCAGGAAACCCCAGAAGCTCCAGCGGAGGGCAAGAAGCGGAGAGGGAGGCCTCCAGGTGCAGGCAAGAAGCCCAAGGACGTAAAGAAAGACAAGATCGAGTTCTATGTCATCGGGACCGGTGATCCAACGGAATGCGAACCCAAGATCGTTGCTGCAGATAACTTGATTGGTTCTATCAAGGAGTTTTCAGAAAGCGTAGAAGTTAAGCATGACGAGGTCTTTGTCTTTGAGATCGGTCGCCAAGTAAAGGTTAGACAGGAAATCATCGTTACCCCAGCCTAGTAGTCGGAGACGACAAATGAAACTCCGTTGTTCGATCTGCGGAAATGCGAATAGATTTACTGCAGAAGCAAAGGCAAATGTCTTTGTAATTATCGATGGAGAAGGTAAACTGATAAATCCAAGACCGTTACAACAACAGTTCAAACAGATAGTGGTTCTAAAGCCTTGGAAATGCAACAGCTGCGGAGCTGTTGACACGATTGAGGACTTGGACAAAAAGGGAGCGAACGGAGATGCAACTAGTTCAGAAATTCCAACAGATTGAAGCGGAGATCAACAACATATTCATGGAGCGGCATGATGCCGTTCACGGTCTGCTCATTGCCTTATTGGCAAAGAAGCATCTTCTGATGCTCGGTCCTCCTGGAACCGCCAAGTCCCAATTGGCTCGTGAAGCATCTGGCCGAATTAATTCCAGCAAGTACTTCGAATACTTGCTGACCAGATTCACGACTCCCGAGGAGATCTTCGGGCCCTTCTCGCTGAAGGCGCTCGAGAACGATCATTACATGAGACTGGTCAAAGACAAACTCCCTGAGTGCCACATCGCGTTCATCGATGAGGTCTACAAGGGTTCGTCCGCGATTGCCAATACGCTCCTCACCGCCATCAATGAGCGTATCTTCCATAACGATGGCAAGGCGCAACTCATCCCACTGCAGACCATGATTGGTGCCTCGAACGAGCTACCATCGGAAAGCGAAGAGCTCGCTGCCTTCCACGATCGGTTCCTGCTCAAGTACGAGGTGAAGTACATCTTCGAGCGTGGCAGTTTCATGCGCATGCTCAAGGGAGATCAGGTTCAGGCCGAGAGAACAACTATCAGCATCGACGAACTCAAGGAAGCTCAAGATCAGGTCAAACAGGTCAAGATCAGCGAGGAAGTCAGAACCTTAGTGGATCGGGTTCGGTTCGAGCTCCAGAAGGAAGGCATCATTGTCTCTGACCGCGTCTTCAATACTTCCCAGGACCTGATCAGGGCCGAAGCGTGGCTCATGGGTCTGACCGAGACCATTCCTGAGGCTATGGGCATCTGTCAACATGCTTACTGGGACGAGCCCAAGAAGTCCCGCAACGTCAAGATGACAGTCCTCCGTGCCAGTTCCAAGGAAATGCTCGCTATCGAGCAGGCATACGAGGAAGCTCAGGATCTCATTCGCGTCAAGACCAAGATGGACGATGAGACCAGCGAGCTCAAGGAAGGACTCGAGACACGCAAGAAGCTCCAGAAGATCACCAAGATCCTGGCCGAAGGAATCGAGTTCTTCGAGAAGAAGAAGCTCCCGACGTTCAAGTACAAGAGCATGCTCGAAGCTGCTCGGTTCCGGCTCCAGACTATCGACGCCGATCTGATGGGATCGGACATGGAAGAGATCACCAAGAAGGGGAAAGGGAAGAATGCCTGAGGCGGAAGACCCCAAGGAAGAGGAAGAGATTGAGAACGAACCAGCTGAGACTGAAGGGCAACCTCAGTTTGACCGATATCGCAGCTGGGAAAATCTCTCGAAGAACCTCGTAGAGAACGATCTATACGATCGAAACCACTTCCAAGGGATTCGCGAAGAGGCGCCTAACATCAAGAAGGTTGAGGAGGAGTGCAAGAAAAAGACTCCCCTGATCGAGGAATTGTCACAAGACGTCTATTCGGCTCTCTACAAAGCTGAGCCGAAAGAAGTGGCGGAGAAGAGAGTTCACCCAATGGCCAATGGGCATAAGCAGGCCATTAAGGCACTCTTCGAGAGCCCTGACTACGAGAAACTAAGAAACTTCACCTTCCTAGATGAG